TTTTAACTTCTTCTTCATTTAATTTTTCTTTGTCATATCCACCGGTTCTAGCCATTACTTCTTTTTGGTTGTTTGCATATTTAATAACCTCATCACAAAATCTAGGTGTCAACGCACGAGTAAAATAATAATAATAATTAGATATATTCATATGTTATAGTCTGTACAAAATTCAAACTATTCTTTTGATTGTTGGTTAAATAATACATACAAGTTGATGGAAACATTATAAATTTATTATTAAATAATGGTATGTCCCAGCTTCTTCCTTTACGTCTGTTGTCTTCATAGTGTATTCGAACATTACAATTTTTAACATTAACACCATAAAGAAATGTGTAATCTGGTGAATTACGCAAATCTACAGGATCTATATTTAATAAAGGAATTGTTGTTTCTTGAGGCTTATACATATTGCCCCACGTTTCTTTATTAACTAAAGTAAATCCATAATTTAAATTTATATGATCTCTCATATAAGTGTTTAACATATCCCAAGTTCTTGAAAATGGAAAAGGTGAATCTTTAACTTGTGATTTTAAAATATCGTTTTGTAATTTATCTCGGTCAATGTCCCAATCTTTAGGCATCGCCACATCACCAAAATATAATGATTGTTCAGATAATACTTTCTTGTGCATACCACATACCTTTGTAATTTATGCCATTCGGTCTGTCAAGTCCCAAGATTGATTAGCTTCATTCCAAGAATACTCCCATCTGTGAGTACGAGCTGTATTTTGTGATTGTTGTTCCGCTGTTAATGCAGGGGCATCACCAATCGGTGATTCCCACTTAGCAGTTGTAGTATTTTTTACCCAAGATGCGTAAGGTTTTTTAGGCCAAAAAATTTGATTATCTTCGTCCCAAATATGTCCGATACCTGCGTAATTTCCTCTAAATGCTTTTGAGTTATCTCCAGACAAGTGTTTATTGTTATATGTGTTGTATGAAGTTTGAATCCACATTTGTGCAGGCCAATTGTTGTGTAATTCCAACCACTGTTGACCTACTGCTTCGTCTTCAACACCATCAGAGTTTAACATCTTATCATTATCCATAGTTAACACTTGGATAACTTTTCCGTTAGCTCCTAGTTTTGCAAAATGTGCCATAATGTTTCTCCTTATATATTAATTTTTAAGTTCAGTAAATACATATTAATTTTGAAATTTGTATCTAATAACAACAATTCCTGAACCACCTGCTTTACCAGCTCCAGGACTACAACCTCCTACACCATCTCCACCATCACCTGTATTATTAGCTCCTGCAGCGGCGCCTGGCGCGGTATCTCCTTTACCATCTCCTCCTGTGCTATAAGTTACAGCACTACCAGTAATACTACTTGTTAAACCTGCACCACCAGCTGAAGTCTGACCTCCCGGTGGACTTAATGTGCTATCTGCACCTACAGCAGTTGCTCCACCACCACCAGCACCTCCTGCCGCTGGAGTACTACCAACTGTCTTAGCTCCACCATCATTTCCTTGTGGGGGACTAACTGAAGGTACATTACCACTACCAGCTGCGGTTCCTCCACAAGATGGACCTGGTTGTGTTGTCCAACCTCCTGCTCCACCACCTGAACCTCCTGGACCACCTGACACACCATAAGTTCCAGCTCTTCCTCCACCAGCTCCTACAACTGAATTAAAACTTGAAACACCACCTGCTGTTGCATCTAAAGGTCTTCCTGCACCTGTTGCACCAGCACCGCCAGACCCAACTGCTATTGGATAACCTTGAACTGAAACTGGAACAGGAGATACAGGAGCCGCTAATGGTCCTGGCCCTGCACAATAACTGCCAGAAGCTGTACCTGCAGTAACTCTTATACCACCAGCACCTCCTCCACCACCTATACAAAAACCTCCACCACCACCAGCACCAGCTATTAAATAATCTACTGTATTTGAACCACAAGAGTTACCAACCGCAGACACACAAAAAGTCCCCGGTCCTGTAAATGTATGAACTTTAAAATTTCCGTCTGTTGTTACTGTACCACCTGTTGCTGCAATATATTCTGCTGTAGATGCACTACTTGCTAAACCATCGTCTGTTACAATCCAACCTTTTGTTGAATCTATAAAAATTAATGTAGCAGCAATTCCATTTTGATTTAAAATTGCATTTGTAGTTGAACCACCAATTTTATCTGAACCATTTTGAACTAATGTTAATCCATTTGTACCAAAATTTTTTGCATAATCTGCAAATGCAACCACCGCTCCTGCAGTTCCTGCAGGGAGATTAACTGATATTGCACCACTAGATGTGTCAACAAAATAACCCTCACCAGCTACTGCTGTAAAACCTGACGTCTTAACTGTTGTTGTCCATGAAGCAGAACCTGTTGCACCAAAGTTTGTTGCTGTACCTTGGTTATTAATTGTTGCACCAGCTGGAATTGTAAACGTATCACCACTATCTCCTAATGTAACTGTACCACACGCTGATCTTGGACTAATTTTATTTACTTTTATTTCACTCATAATTTTTAACTCGTTTTATATCTTATTATCACAATACCTGAACCTCCACTACCCCCATGTCCACCTGGAGCATCACCAGTATTTCCACCACCGCCACCACCACCTGTGTTAGCTGTTCCAGGAGTTCCGAATCCACCTAATGTACTACTACCAGCTCCAGCTCCTCCTGTTCCTGCTGCAGCACCTGGATAAGATGGGGCTGCACCACCACCTCCACCACCACCAGAGTATGTAACAGGCGATCCTGTTATTGATGTTGCTATTCCATTGCCGCCAGCTCCAGCAGCACTCGGGGTTGCACTACTTGCGTTAGCACTTGCACCGCCACCGCCACCACCAATAAGTCTACTACCAGCTAAACCATTTCCTCCATTTTTTCCTTGAGGGGGACTAACAGGAGGTGTGTTTCCACTTCCACCAACTTGACATGGAGCACTTCCTCCTCCACCACCACCTGAACCTCCATTATTTTGTGGCCCCATAGTTGGACCATAAGAGCCTCCAACACCACCACCTGCTGAAGTTATTGTTGAAAAAATTGAATCACCTCCACCACTAGTAGGACCACTTCCACCAGCACCTCCTGCTCCTACCGTAATTGGATACGCCCCAGCTGCTGGTATTGATACATCACCAGCACCTACTAAAGGTGAACCTGTGTAAGGTGCAACAGGGCTACTATCTTCTCTGAAACCTCCGCCGCCACCACCGCCGCCGTGAGATCCACCACCTGCTCCACCACCACCAACCACTAAATATGAAACTTGATTAGTTGCTGCGACTGGTGAAACGTTTTGTACACAAAAAGTGCCAGGGCCTGTAAATGTGTGAAGAGTACAATTACCACATGTTGTCATTGTTCCACCTGTTGCCATTATAAAACCAGTTAAACCTGTTTCTGTTTTTTCCGTATTTTGAACGTTAACCCAACCTTTTGTTGAATCGACGTATACAAAAGTTGCGGCCTGACTGTTAACACTTAGTATAGCATCTCCATTTACACCACCAATTTTTTGTGATCCATTTGGAGAAATTGTAAAATTGTATGTTTCAAAATTTCTTGCATAGTCAGATACTGCAACAACATCACCAGCACTTCCTGCTGGTAAGTTCATTGTTATAGCACTTCCTGAATTTATAAAATATCCTTTATCAGCTTCCGCTGTAAACGTAGATGTTTTAATATCACTTGTCTGCCAATCAATTACTTGACCTGGACTTCCAAATCCTGTTTGTGATGCACCTGATGCTAACTGAACTGTTGCTCCACATCTACCAATTGTAACTGTTGAACCACAAACAACAATTGTATTACCAGATCCTGATCCGATCGTTGTTGTTGATCCACATTTTTTGATGATTGTTGAATCATCTGAAACTTTATTTATATTATCTACTTTAATTTTACTTGTCATAATTATTGAAATTTGTACCTTATTATTACCACACCCGAACCACCTGTTCCACTAACACTACTTGGTCCTGGATAATAAGCTGCACCGCCACCACCACCTCTATTTGCTGCTCCACTACTTGCTGGTGTATTTGATGAAGAACCCGCTGTTCCTGAACCGCAAGGGCTACCAGCTCCAGCAGTTACACCATGTGAACCTTCACCACTTCCTCCACCACCACCAGAATAAGATATCGGACTACCACATATAGAAGATGTTGCTCCAGCGCCACCTCTACCTGCTGTAGGAGGAGAAGGGACAGCATTTTGACCGCCTTCCGTTGCTCCGCCACCACCGGCTGTTGCGTATGGAGAGGCCGGACCGTGTCCTTGACCTCCATTACTTCCTTGAGGAGGAGTAACGGGAGGTGTATTACCTGATCCACCAGTTCCACCACTACTTGGATTCCAAGATCCGCCACCACCAGATCCACCAGCAACTCCATTTGCTCCTTGGCCGCCACCACCGCCACCACCAGCAGAACTTACTGTTGAAAAACTTGAAACACTTCCTGTTCCTCCAGGGTTATTACAATCAGGAACACCTGCACCTCCACCACCTACTACGATTGGATATGATGTTGCAGAAATTGGTAAAGCAGAAACTGGACTTGTTAAAGGAGCCGGTCCTGCACAATAAGATCCTGAACCTGTGCCTGAAGAAGCTCTCCAGCCTCCACCGCCACCACCACCGCCATAACGGCCGCCACCTGCTCCACCGCCGCCTACTACTAAATAGTCAACATTAGAAGGAGCACAAGGGGTTCCAAGACCTGCATTACTAACGACAAAAGTTCCTGGTCCTGTAAATTTATGAATTTTAAAATTACCTGTTGTTGATTCTGTTCCCCCTGAAGCCGTTATATGAGTAGCACCTCTAACATTAGAAGTAGAATCCATAGTATTAATCCAACCTTGTGTTGAATCTACAAATATAAAAGTAACTGATTGACCTTCTGTACTTAAAACTGCATCAGAATTTGTGCCACCTATTTTATCGGTGCCATTTGGTGATACAGTTAAATTACCTGTATCCCAAGTTCCCGCATAATCTGCAACTGAAACTATTGCCCCTGCAACACCTGCAGGTAAATTCATTGTAAATCCACCGCTTGAAGTATTTGCAAAAAATCCGTCTCCAGAAACAGCAGTAAAAGTAGCTGTCTTAGGAGTTGTATCCCAATCAACTGTTCCTGTTCTACCAAAACCTGTTTGAGTAGCTCCAGAAGCTAAAGCAACTGTACCACCACAACGTCCTAAAGTTACTGTAGCCGCATCAGCTACTACTGTTTGACCAGCACCACAACCAACTGTTAAAGTTGTTCCACATTGAGGTCCTATTTTATTTACTTCTATTTTTGACATTATACTATTACTAAAGTTCCTGTTACTGTTATTGTACCAGGTATAGTAATAGGCCCTGCAAGAACACCGTTCTCAACAGTTTGTGTACCATCCATGGTAGCTGCTTGATTTTTTATAAATTCATCAGGGGCTGTGCCGCCTCCGATATATTGGATTCCGTTTACTATTGCCGTCATAATTCCTCCTACGAACTAATTGTATCAATAAATGATGTAACAATATCTAAAGACGAAGCAGTATCGCTTTGTGCTTTAAGTACATCACCATTTGCTAAAACAATTTTTGCACCGCCTTGAATTAGTTCGATTGCAGAGTTTGGTGGAACACTAACTTCTTTTGCGATGAAGTGATCGTTTCCGCCATTTACAATCTGACAACTAGCCAAAACAGTTGAAGTGGTAGTGTTACAGATTCTAATACCTATAACAGCATCAAAGTCTCCAGCAGTAATTAAAGTTACTGGAGATGTAC